CTGATGGTGTGACCAAGATCGCGGTCACCAGCATCGCCCTAGCACTGTGTGTTATCTCCAAGGTCCGTTTAGCGGACATACAAGAGTTTCACAAGCCCTTTGTGCCAGGTCCCAGAGGGAACTGTCTTTGACACGCACTCCCTTACCAGTAGACTATCCATTACATCCGCATGCTCCTTGTCTGCGGGCTTTACATTTCTCCTCCCACGCTAGGTGGTACTGAATAACGATCAGGTCATGATAGTTACCAGTTAGCTACTGTCGCCGATGGTTAGTCGGCGCCGAGGCATTGGAACGGGTTATCTCGTCGAGGTACTAGGCGGGTTGCCGCCGTCCCCAAGATGGAGCCCTTATCACTCGTACTAGAAGAAGATCTGCGAATGGCCTTGTCAAAAAGGCTGGTGAGAACTGTGAACTGAGTTCTCGGAGTGGCTCCACGTAGGCTTTCGTGGAGCGGGTATCGCGTCGGACTGGCAAGTTCATCCGCCAGGTAAACTGAAACACTCGTTTTGATCTTACTACTTGTTGTTTTTGTTGAGTATTTAGTACTTTCCGATATTGGCCCAATAATAAGCCATTTGCCCCTTTCGGGAGCGCGATCGTCTGGTTCTCACTGTTTTACAGAAGAGCTAGAAGAGGAGCGGCTGCCCCTGCGATCTGTGCACCACGTTCGATGTAGTGTTCTGCATTGTGCGCAAAGCTAGAAACGCCCTTGACGGCTTTTGCAAACCATCCAGAAGTGTTCTTCGCGGCATATCGTTGGACGATACCGTTGAGAGCCTTTGCGGCATCGACAGGCGAAGCGCCCGTCTTTGTTGCAGCCACTAGGGGATGTCGTGTATCAAGCTGGTTGTCATTCACAGACTTGATAGCACCTAGGACGACACCCACACCCGCGTCATCAGCTTCGCTCATAGTCTTACCACGAGCGTTCTGGCCAATGACCTCCCAATTCCAAAAGAGCTCAACATCAAAAGTCTGCTGAAGGGCAGCTGATCTGATATAGGCACCAAGATAGTGCAACGGAGTTGTACTAGTCAAGGGGAACGTAGGAGAAGGAATATAATCATATTCCTGCGGCATCGTAGGACCAGTGGAACAGAGGGTGATCCAATCCATTCCGATCTTGTGTTCTTTCGCTTTCTCATTCGCGAGAATGGTAGCGAGATTAACACCAGAAAGAGTGGCGTGTTCAGGATCCTCAAGGAGGATGACACGACCGCCTCGATTCAACTCGGTCCCAGAGTAACGTACTCTGAGACCCATCGAGACTAAACGACACTGCAATCCAAGACCAAAGGATGTAGAGACGTAGTCTGAGTTTGATGAGACGGCATTGACACCTGCTGTTGCATTGTTCAGCACAGGGAATCCAGCACCACCTCCACCGACGTAGGTCGCAGTGGAGTAGTACGCTGCAGCGCCAGCAGTCGTCGGATTGATGATATCATTTCCGATGAAGGGCTGCATCGTAACGAACCCGTCACCACTCGTGGAAGAGGTGACGAGCTGGGTACGGACGAATGTTCGTAACTTGCGTGAAAGGCACGCAGGAGTAACGGGCATACAAGCGTCCGGTGGGCCGGAAAAGGGATCAGCAAGGGAACGAGCATACTTCTGAGCACAATGCCCGAGAATGTACTGATGATCGAACTGATCTGCGATCATCGAGGAAGCGCGGTCTTCGCGCTTCTGCTTGTTCTTAGAATTCTTCTTGCTTTTCTGATTTCGTTGCATGGTATTTCGAGGTTGTACGGAGATCCACTGCCTCTCAGTGGACTGTACATTTCAAGAACCATAGGAGGGATGGCGACCTTTGCAGTCTCTCGGCATTTATCTGTATAGACAGAACTTAGCACGGAAATATTAAGCATCATGGGATGCACCGTTTTGGGTCTTTAATCTTGAAACCTCCGCTGTCGTGTTAACACGACCGCGCCATGCGCGTCACTCCGAGCATCACTGGTTGACACCACGGGAGGGCCACCAGGGCAGGTAGCCGACACGTGGAATCACGCATTTCCGACCATGGCATAGTCGGAACTCGGGAAGTTGGGGTTCAGCTTTCTTAGCAATCCAGGGTGGGATTGGGTCTACAACCTTCTCAACCGGATACCCTTCTAAGGGATATGTCGATAGAGGAAGATCGCTAGCTAAAGAAGCGGCTATTCTCCGGTCAATCTTCTTGATGGTGAACTGCCAATCAAGAGGAGCGTCGATACCCATCCCCCCGAAACAAATCGGTAGGAACAAGTTTCTGCTGACAAGGTACTTATGGCGACCCTGCACTACAACAGCCTTAGTATCCTCTCGGATTTCAGACCGTCTGTTGATGCAGAGCCAACGAAGCACCTCAGATTGCCGTCCAGGGAGACAGCCAGAAAGTATCGCAGGAATATTGGGAACACACCCAGAACTGGTGTGATGGCTCTCAGCCGTACCTGCAGATCTCTCTTGAACCTTATGTTGGCCGAAGACAAGGCCGACGTTCAGAAAGTTGATTTGGAAGGGATGTTTCGTGTCTTTTGACAGATCATAAACGAAACATGTCGAATTAGCATTTGCATAGGATCGATGCATATAAGCTTTTCCGACTGACATTTCCAGACCAACCGCCTTACCGATTGCCTTGTGGGAATCCCATTGATCTTTGCGCCCAACTTAGAGCATGTCATCTCCATTGATTAAGACACGCTTTAAGTCGTCCTCGCTGGTACGTCCATTAGTGTTTTGGAGAACACGTAAGTAGACACCCAGATTTGCTAGACAAAGAATAGGAAAAGAGAGAATTCCGCCCATAAGCTGACCATTTGTTTGGCAGCCATAGAGTTTTCCTTCTCGAGTCCATTTTCCAGATTCTAGCTGAGGATAATGAAGATTGTGCGGGCCCAGAACCTTGCCAGCACGGATCCTATCTTCATTCGGTATATCACGCAAGATCCAATCCAAAATTCGCATACCATACTCGCTGCTGAGACCGTCAGTAGCAGCAGAGTAGTCGACAGAGATCCAGTTCATTTCATGGACTCTTCCGAGATCATCGACGGTGTCAGGGATGACACAATCGATAAGGTCTGTCGGACAAATAGGTCGACCTAGCAGGCGGAAGCACGGCATCTCTCGAAGAGCGGAGTGCATCGCAACCTGCAGAGGTTTCATCTGATAATACTCAAAACTCGGACCCTTGGATATAATCCGGATCTTGAGTGGCTCGAGCACAGCCTGAATGGTAGCATTCAAGTTTGCCGACACTTCAGTGAAACGCGAATCAGCGATTCCCACCAACATTTTCCACCAATAACGACCGCAACGTTCATACTCCTCGATGGCATCGAATCTGATGCTATCCCCATGAAGAGTACGACGATAGGACATTCGTTTGAGTTCGTCCCCACCAATCCAATTGGGACGAGGCCCCGTTTTCACATCAAAGTCGGTAGCGACATTGATATGTTGACAGAGTCCATTATACTGCCCTCCCGCCGATCTTGATGACTCAAAACAGGCGGAGTTAGACGCAGTTCTCTCTGTAAAGTTCTTCTCAGAGAGATACCTGTGCGTAAGATCATCACGCACAGAACTCAAAACGTTGCGGAAAGTTGGATTTTCAAAAATGCGTTCAAGCTGGAACGCACCTCCGATCGGATCAAGAAGGTCACCGATACAAGGATCTGCTTGTGTCAGCTGCTTAAAGTGTTTCTCATAAGCTTCAGCAACCATGGTGTCGCTTACGCTAAGAGCACAACGCTTAGCTTGCAGCCAAGAGTACCACAAGTGAACGTTTCTTCTACAGAATGCGTTCATCCTTGATTTCATCCAACGACGGAGAGGTCCTGATGGTCGGAAAACCACATCAGGACACGGAGGAAGTTCGTTTCTCAAAAACTTGGCGAATGGGTAGGTCAGCACGTATTTTGCGCGCTTTAACCACACCGATTCAGTCCCAGAAGTATCGAGATATCCATGAAGTTGTAAAGACAACTCATGAGTGACTCTAATGGAAGCACGATGGTGTTCCAATAAGAAAGTCAGACCACGAACTAAGGCATCCGTACGCTCAGTGAGACCAATCACTGGCCCAGAGCTCGGACCAGCGACGGTGGAGACTTCTCCACTCATGTCGCGACCACTGCTAGACTGCGAGCGATCGCTATAGGGTAACCTGATGCGCTTTAGGCGCTTTTCTTTGAGGTAGATCTTCATCTCAAGGGGGCTCAGGT